TTTCTTCCACCACTTAACGATATTATCAAGTTCAAAGCTACCATAGTTTTCGCCTTTTGTCAAGACCTTTTCTTCTCCTAACAAAATTTCTTTTGTATTAGAATAACCATAGGTAGAAGCAAAGAATCTTTTCTGAGTAGTTACCTCACTTGCTTTAGCGATAGCATCACAAAATATCTTATAACCTTTTAAATCATGTTCTTTAAGACTATTCTTTATGATTGAAATAAACTTAGTCTGCATCTTCAGTTTTCTACTTGAAGCGCCCTTATGTATAAGTTCTTCACCACCATTTCTTTCTGTAAAAAAGTTCTTCAACTCTGGATAGATTTCTTCACCTAATGTCAATAGAAATTTAGATTCAGTCATACCTTGAAATCTCAAGTATGGACGCATACCGTCATACATTGAAGCTCCACCATTTGCAGTCTTAATCGAGCCGTAAAGAGATGTGGTTTCGAATAAGCAGAACTCTGTATCGTACTTATCATTTAACATTCTACGAGTTGCATGAGAACAACAGATGGCTGCAAGTAATTTACCACCAAGACAATTAAATCCAAATGGTTGTGCAGGGACAATATTAAACCCCATGATGGCACGTTTATTAAATATGTCTAAGTCTGGAACACCACCAAGAGAATCATTACGAGGTTTACTATTAATTAATGGACTACCATATCGAATGAAACCTACAATAGTGTTAGTAGTTTTTTCTTTGACTACAACCTTCAATGTCTTGCCTGGATTTTCATCTGGAGAAAAAGAAGCAGTCTTCTCAATCAAAGTGTCAAATACTTCGCCTGGCACCTTTACAACTTCAAAGTCCATATCTTCTGGATGCATATCAAAATCTTGAAATAACTCATCTTCAATACTCATGCCTGGCAAACCAGCTGACATATCTTTTACTCGTTCAATCTTTCTCGCACGAAAATAATCATCAATACGATTGAAATCTTTGAAGTAAGTCATTACTTTATGAGCTACATCAAATGTATCTTGTTTATCTAGTATCATCCAAAAAAATCCTCTAGTGTAGATTGAGCACCATAACTTATTAACCAGTTAATCTTTTCTGTGATCACCTTGAGTGGCTCAATAAATGATTTTTCATACTGCATATCATAATCGATCTTATTAGAAATGTCAAGTTCCTTTGGTACTTCTGTCATAAAAGAAAAGGCAGAAGACTGAAATACATTTGGTTGTCGCATATGGAGGAAACGGATTTTATCACCATTTTGGATCAATTGGTATTTGTTTTCTAGTTTATTCTTTTTGATTAGGTGATTATATAGGATTGCTCCCTTGCAATGTATGGGAGCTCCCTTTGCAAAAAGGGTACTCTCACCAGCAAACTTTTCTAGTCCGTTGACTGATCTTGGATATGCAATCTCTTCTGGTGATAAATTCATAAACTCTTCTCTAAATTCTTTTATAAATGTATTTAACATTTTCTCATCACCATTCATAATAATTTTTAGAGCCTGTTTAATCTTTTCTCTACATGGTGCAGGCGTACTTGACTTTACAGCTTCTATACCCATTATTTTTAATTTAGCTTCCTTGTATCGAACACCTTCCATATCCCACACATTAAGAATATACCGTTTCTTTGCAGTCCATATACCCTTGTCAGCAATTGCTTCTCTAGCCATCTGCATCTTCTGGTCGTATGCATTCATTTCCCCAGCAAGATGCTGATAAGACTTATCAATAAACGGTTCCAACTTCTCATTTGCAATCTTGTCCAAGAAATTGATAACTTTTTCAGTCGAAGTTCCCTCTGGAAACAATTTAGTAACAAGCTTGTCAAAAGTGATGTATACGCTGTCTGTATCCGAAGCAATAACATAATCCACGTTCTTCGTTTCCAAGATTTTGTTAAGATAAATGTTGAGACTTTTCTCAATCCAGCGAATAGATAACTGCCCAGAAGTTGTAATTGCAGTGGCAACCAACAAATCGAAATAGCGAAACCAATTATTCCCAATTGCACCATACGCTGAATTGAGAGAAATCTTTTTTGCCATTTGGATGTTATTATATCGGGCAATATCTTTAAGTAGAGACTTCTCCCCAGTGTTTTCATACTCTTGTTTAGCTTCGAGCATAAGTTTCTTATATTTAACACGATCATTATACATGTTCTCCATCAATTCTGGTAGAAATCCTTTAAAATCTTTCTTAAAGAAAGCACCGTTTGGAGTCATGCAATGTTCTGTTTCATTCTTCACTTTACCATCAAGAATTTTATCTACCATTCCTTCAATAATATCAGCTCCACCATTTACCAGTGTTTCTGGCGAGATGTTATATTGCATGATAAGATGAGGATATAGAGAGTTCAAGTCAAATGACATAACCCACTTATGCATACCCACTTGAGGGTCTTTAACATAAGCACCTTCAAACTTTTCTACCTTTTTATGTTCAGTTTTTTGTGGGATAATAATATTTTTTGTACGAAGATGATTGTAAATTAAAATATCCCAATAACGAACAGTTCCCAATACATCATTATAATTGACCTTAGCATCATAAGCCATAGTCAAACATAATTCAATAAGACGCATCTTGTCTTCTAGCTTGTCTACAATCTCTACGTCTTGGATGTTGTATTCAATAAAAGACTGATAGTCTTTCTCATACCATTCCTTGAATGTCTCAAACGGATTACCATCCTTTCGCTCACCTAGTTCCACAAACGCAATATGATCCAACGTATATCGTTCTTGATTTGTGTATGTAAATTTGCGGTACAAGTCAAAGAAATCTAGTGCAGCAACACCATAGATATTAAAGACTTGTTGTTTACGTCCCATCTGATAGACTTCACGCTCATGCACCTTACCCCAAGGAGATAATTTATTAACCATCTCTTCACCTAGAATTTTTGCAATTCGATTACACAGATAGGGAATATCAAAGAACTCTGTATTCCAACCTGTGATAACGTCTGGTTCAATAAATGCCCATGTATCTAAGAATTTAAAGAGCAAGTCTTCTTCATTTCGACATAAACGATAGTCCACATCTTCACGATAATTTTCAAACTCATGAAGACCCCAGACAATAATTTTTTTGTTTATATGATTCTTCAGAGTAATCGACAACATAGGTTCAGCCGCATCTTGTGGATTTGGAAAACCTGTGGAACATTCTACCTCAATATCAATTGTTACAATACAGATTTGATCTTTATCCCAAGAAATCTCTTTATTGAAATTGTCACTAATCCAGCAATAGTTATACTGAGTATTACCATATACAAGACCCTGTTTTTTGTGTAGATCATACCAATCTTTCGCCTCTATAATAGAGTCGAACTTATTTGGTTTTACATGTTTACCATCTAAAGTCTTATATCCAGTAGGTTGAGAAACGAGATCAAAAAGTGTAGGTTCATAACGAACCTTCTTTTTAAAGCGATGGCCATTCTCAACTCCTCTAACGAAAAGTTGATTGCCCCATTGAAGTACGTTTGTGTAAAAGTCCATTATTAGACTATAACACCTCTATAGTTATTTGTCAAGGGTATATTAATCTGTTTCGTCTGTTTCATCGCCTTTTTCTGACCAATCAGATAAGACAAATTTTCTATTAGGATTAACACTAATTTTGAATCGTGTCAGCAAATCTCTATTGATAAGAAATGTGCTTGCAGCATCTTCTAGCTGAAGTCCGATAGGAACATCTGCATAAATCATATTGTTAAATTTGACATTTATATGCACTATTGGCCGTTCAGTAATCTTACCAATATGAGTAGGTTTTGAAATTCCCTGTAATTTACTGGTAAATTTCTTACCTTTTCTTTCCCACTTAACAGTTTTTCCAGACACTTCCATTTTATCAACAACCAACATAGATGCCTTTGTACCGTTGCCAGTATCAAATTTAGCTCTTATTGGTCCGTATCCATCAATCTCTATTGTTTCATGATAACCTGATTCTTGGTTGTAAGCAAACCTTCTATGAGTAGGATTTTGTAGATACTCAACCATCAGTTTGACTATATCTTTTTCTTTTGTGGGTTCTTGTGGAACCGTAGTCACATCATAGTTTTGGAAATTTGATCCCATGCCAGGCGAACCGTTACACTCTAAGACATAAATTTTATTATTCACAATTGCATGATCAACGCCAACCATATATGCACCTGTTGCTCTCGCAGCTGCAAGAACTTCTGTCTTCTCTTCTTTACTCAAGGCATAAGGTTCTGTCTTTGCGCCCATGTGACGATTGGATCGAAAATCTTTTTCTGGTTTAATTCTCTTAGTTGAGGCAACGATACGACCATTAAGAACAATAGTCCTAACATCAAATTCTATTTTTAAAAATTCTTGAATGATAAGAGGCGCATTGAATTTCCACAATGACTGAATAACACTCATCATTGATTCCATACTGTCAACTTTAGAAACACCAATACCTTGTGTCCCTGTCAAAGTTTTGATGATGACAGGAAACTTTCCACCGATACGGTCATGTGCGTCAATGATACTCTTTTCATTATTGATCAAAGAAGTTTTAGGAGTGTTTATATTGTTTCGTTCAAAAGCTGTATAGGCTGACATTTTGTTATCACATGTTGACATGCCATCACGATCATTGATCATCATGCAACCAGCATTTTGTAGTGTACCTAGTAACGCAAGACCAATCTCATCTTGCAGAACACCAGCACGAACAAATACTACAGTTGATGCAGACTCAACCTCAATGTCTTTCTCCTTACCATCATGGTTTTTTATTGCAACCGTTCCTTTTTCGATATCATTATCTGATATCCAAGCTTCAGTTGTCACCACCGTATGACAAGTCAAACCTAAATCTGCACACGCCTTTAGTAACATACCAGTAACAATTTCTGGTTTCTTTGCTTTTGAATTAGTCAATATAAGAACTGTTATCTTATCGTGCGTAACTTCTTCAGTTATAAAAGACTTAAAGTTTTCCATTAAACTTCCCGTTTTTTACCAATATTATATTTAGTTTCTAAAGTCCAATTAGACTTATCTTTGAATGATATAACTTTAATTTGACTAAGTGGAGCAGATGGAATTGCTGAACCAACAATCTCAACTAATCCCCAATCATTAAGAAGATTTACAATTGTATTTCTTCTTGCAATATCATTTTCAGACAAGTTAGTATTCTTGCCGTCTAATGCAAATAATTCTTTGAAGTGAACTATGTAATATCTGCCTTGTTTA